GCTCTCTGTCGTCAAATTCCTCGAGAGGAACTGTTCTTATCACTTTCCACCGGAGCTCTTCATCTCTCCTCTTATCTTCGTATGTAGAATATATCTTTCTTTCTCCATTTTCTGACTTCCCAAGTACTTTATGAACTCCAAAGTAAAGACCCACATTTAGAAAGGGTATTAACTTTGGAGTCATTCCTCCCTTACCACCAAACGGACAGCCAAGAGTGTAGTGTACACTCGTACTGTTAATATTCAAATATGTTCTATGGTGATAAGCCTTTCCAACGGACATCGAGAGACCGACTCCTGCTCCAATTTTAATATGTTTCTCCCAGAGTCTCCGAGGCGCAGCATAAACCATATCATCTCCATTCACTAGAACGTGAGATAATCGATCTTTAGAAGACCACCCACCATTTTGGTGATGAGTGGCTGTTGCAGCCAGGTAGACCCCGAGATTAGCTAAATTGAGAATCGGAAAGCTTAAAATTGATCCCATTAGTTGTCCATTCTGTTGTGTTCCACGATAACTATAACCTCCACATCCTAGTGGATAGAAAAGGTGATGAGGTCCTAAGACCTGCATAGCCTCGTCCCGAAGTTTCTTTGGGCAGTATTTAAGAATACGCTTAAGAATCTTTCTGGAATAAGTCCATGATAAGTTATCTGTAGCAGCAGAATAGTCAACTGAGAACCATTCATCATGTTCGTCTGATTTCTGAACTAAATCATAAATCATACTAGCACAAAAAGGCTTTCCAATTAAACGGAAGCAAGGCATCTTTCTCAGAATGTCGTGTAAGGCTATTTGGAGAGGTTTCATTCGATAGTACTCAAGATATTCTCCTTTAGATATAATACGAATCTTGAGGGGCTCTAAGACGGCCTGTATTTCGCAACGCAGATCACGTTGCTCTTCTCTTAGTGGAAACTCTCGATCGTTCCACCATCGAGCCTCATTCTCGTTCGGAAACTCTTTGCAATCAAAGTAGTCCACGCCTATGGGCTCGGTATCATAGAATGCGAGTGACTCCCAGTCTTCCTCGCCCGACGGGTTATAATGTTCTACAACCCTCGGAGTTCGATAAAGTTTTCCTCCATGGGATCCCACAAGATAGGGATCAAATTCCATAGAAACAAGGTTCTCGAAACCAATATGCATGGATGCGTCTATAGATTCTAAACTACTAAACCATGCATTCTCATCATAAGAGGATCTCTTAGTGAGACAAGATAATCTTCCAAACGCGCCACCTTGGCTACGCTTAGATCGGTAACAAGAACTCTGTGAGGGGCATTCTTTAAGGAAATCGCTAGTATCTGGAAATACAGCAGTTAGCTGTTTCTGGACGCTATCGAGAACTTCATTGAATGTCTCATCTCGGAAAATCTGATCTATGACAAGATCGTCACAGTTATCGGCCTTTGTTAAAGTATCAAAATGTTCATGATACGCTTCGTCAACAAGGTCTTCGCTGACGGGGAGAGCACTTC